TGGTGAACCTGCGTCACAAACCTATGTTTACCCATCTGGGGCAACCAAAACCCGCTTGTTCCCAAAAGACTTCAGGGCACAGGGCAAGATGGACTGCTTGTTCGGACAAAACTTGTTCACTGCTGGCACATCTAAGATGGTAACGATCACCGAAGGTGAACTTGATGCCCTTAGCGCCTTTCAGATGCTTGGTGGTAACAACTCACGTTATGTAACGCCTGTAGTCTCATTACCTAGTGCTTCACCATCAAAAGCATTCTGGGAAAGCATTATCCCTTGGCTAGACACGTTTGAGAAGATCATTCTGTCTGTCGATACTGATAGTGCTGGTGACACTGTAGCTCAGAAGATCAATAACATCTTTCCACAAAAGACTTATCGTGTGGACCACAGTATCTACAAGGATGCTAATGAGTTCCTGCAAGCTGGTAAGGCTGCTGAGTACAAAAGTGCCTGGTTTGGTGCTGCTAGGTTCACGCCTGACAACCTCCTGCACTCTGAAGCTGACTTATTGTCCCTCTTTGATGACACACCAGAACATTCCTTTGTTCCAACTGGCATCCCAGAGTTCGACGCTAAAGCTATGGGTCTTCATCGTGGCCACTTCATAATGTTGAAAGCTGATACAGGCATTGGCAAGACTGAGGTCTTCCGTTTCCTAGAGTGGAACTTCATCAATCGTGACGTCATTTTCGCCACGTGTCACCTTGAAGAAATACCCTTGCGCTCTGTGCTTGGGTTAGTTTCCTATGATCTAGACGACAACTTAACTAGAAAAGACCTCATTGAGGAAAAAGGTAAGACTGAAGAGGTCCGCGCAAGCATTAAGCGCCTAGCGGAGACAGGGAACTTCTATCAGTTCAGTCTACGAGAGGGCGATGGTGCCGATGAACTGGTTCAGCAGGTCAAAATGATGGCTACAGTCTACGGCTGTCAATTCGTGATGATCGAACCCATTCAGGACACTATCACCACAGCATCAGAGAGCAGCAAAGAGAGCGAACTAGCCCAACTGGCCATTCGTCTGTCTAAGGTGGCTGCTGAGTACAACATAGGCATCATCACTATCGCTCACACGAACGAGAATGGCGATGCTAAGTATTGTAAGATGCTTTCTCAACGTGCTTCTGTTGTAGTTGATCTAATCAGAGACAAAGAAGCTGAAGACCCCATGGATCGTAACACTACTAAGCTAGTGATCACGAAGAACCGACCAACGTCTGAAGAGGGCTTTGCGGGGGAAATGTTGTTCAACTTGGACACATTCACACTAAAGCCACTGTAAGGAGACAAGATGAAGTTCAAATGTAAATTCTGCGAGAAGCTGATCCCTATGAGGCAGTACGGCGCAGATGTAATCAAGTGCTCCTGTGGGGCAGTCTACAGAAAACAACACACAATAGAGGTTATCTTAGAAAAGGAGCCAAAATGAAGATCGTGTTTGACATCGAGACCGACGGCTTCCTAGACGTCCTCACTAAGATCCATGTCTTCTCATGGTCTGTAGTGGGCTCTGGTGTAGTTCAAAGCACTAACGACCTAGGTACTATCCAAGAGGTTATGTCCAAAGCTACTACAATAGTGTGCCACAACATCGTAGGGTTCGACCTTCCTGCACTAGAGATGTTCGACATCACCACAGATGCTGACATCATCGACACTCTACCACTGTCTTGGTACTTAGAACCAAAGCGCATCAAGCATGGCCTAGCAGATTGGGGCGTCACAGTTGGTGTCCCTAAGCCCAAAGTAGACGACTGGGACAACCTGTCTTATGAAGACTACAAGCACAGGTGTGAAGAAGACGTTAAGATCAACCTAAAAGTGCTCAACATCTTAGAGCGCAAGCTACATCGGCTATATGGTGACGATCAAAAGCGTTTGACTGACTACCTGACGTTCAAGATGCAATGCGTACGTGACCAAGAGGTCTATGGGTGGCGATTGGACGTTGAGAAGGCACAGGTACTTCAAAAAACACTACAACAGATGAAGGAGACGTCAGAACAGCAACTATCAGCAGCTATGCCCAAAAAGCCTATTACAAAAGTAATGAACCCGCCAAAGATCATGTACAAGAAAGATGGTACACTCTCTTCAAGAGGCGAGGCTTGGCAACAGCTACTTAAAGAACACTATATGCCAGCATCAACTATGCAGCCAATGACGATCTTGGTTGGCCATGAAGCTGGTAAGCCCACATCCCATCAGCAAGTCAAAGATTGGCTTTACGATCTGGGGTGGAAACCGCAAACTTTTAAGTACGTGCGCGGTGAAGGCTACGGTGAAGAACGTAAGATCCCACAGGTACGCGATGGCTCAGACTTGTGCCAAAGCGTCTTGGACCTTGCTGAACTAGAACCCTCAATCAAACTGCTAGAGAACTTGACAGTTACCAGCCACAGGCTTGGTGTAGTCAATGCGTATCTCTCTTGTGAGGTCGATGGTTGGCTTTCGGCGGGTATTTCGGGCCTAACTAACACTTTTCGCTTCAAGCATCGTATACCACTGGTGAACTTGCCAGCTGTTGATAAACCTTGGGGAACTGAGCTACGTGGCTGCTTAATCGCACCAGAAGGCGAAGTTCTCGTTGGTTGTGATATGATTTCCCTAGAGGACACCACAAAGCGTCACTATATGCAGCCTCTTGACCCTGACTACGTTCGGGAGATGCAGGTGGAAGGCTTTGACCCTCACTTGGACCTAGCAAAGCACGCTGGGGCCGTGAGCCAAGAACAGATCGACCAGCACAATGCAGGTGAAGTCAACCTTGGTTCAATTCGTAAGGGATACAAAGCTGCTAACTACGCTTGTGTTTATGGTGTGGGCCCAGCAACACTGTCACGAACCACAGGGCTAACCCAAGTTGAAGCTAAGAAGCTCATTGATGCTTACTGGGGTCGTAATTGGGCTGTCGAAAAGATAGCTGAAACACGGCGGGTGCGAGAGATCAAAGGCGAGAAATGGATCTTCAACGAAGTTTCGGGCTTTTGGTACAACTTACGTTCCGAAAAGGATCGTTGGTCAACTACAAACCAATCCACTGGCGTCTATTGCTTCGATCAATATGTGATGTTGGTCAAGGCTGCTGGTGAAAAGGTTATCGGGCAGTTTCACGATGAGATCATTGTGGCTACTGATGACAAAGAACGAACAGAGCGTGTGCTTGTGGAAAGCAAGGACAAACTCAATAACAAAATGAAACTCAATGTCCCGCTTGGCGTAGATTACGCAGTGGGCAATAACTATGCGGAGATACACTAATGGCTAACGGTAAAACAACAATCGTCTCTATGACAGGCTTCATCGAGTACGCTCGGATCTTCAAAGGGAACATGGATAAAAACGACTATCACGTCAAAACACAAGGACAGTACAACGCAAACTTCTACCCTGAGACCACAGGAGGCTTCGAAGATTACTTTCAAGCTGGTGCTCCAGTGTCATCTATGGGCCACGACACCATCAAAGTTGGTAATCCTGAGCTGGCGACAGGTAAATTCCTGAAGCTAAAGCGTCCTAACGTACACCCAACCGTAGAAGAATGGGGCGGTGCTCCTGCTGTGTTCGACTTCCGCGAAGGCGTAAGCATGAAGAAGTGGGACTTTGGGGAAGATGGTGAACTAGGTAACGGCTCCAAGGTCACTGTTAAGGTGTCTGTTTGGTCCGATGGTAAGAAGTCCATCCAGCGTCTTGATAAGGTTGCAGTCCATGAGCTAGTAGAGCTCACTGGTTCTGGCGGCTCTTCCGTAGACATGGAGAACTTCTAATGTTTAACATCTGCGAGAGTTGCGGGTGCAAAATTATGGCTGGGAATTGGCTCTGCGTCACATGCGTCCTCGACGAAGAAGATTACTCCGACGAAGTGGAGGACGTAATCAACGAACCTTCGCACTACGCGCGTTGGTCTATTGAGCCAATCACTTACATCATGCGCAACGGCATGGAGTTCTGGCGTGGTAACTTGATCAAGTACAGTTCCCGTGCTGGCTTCAAGATCTATGACGGCAAGACGCAAGAGGAGAGCGAGATCACTGACTTAGAGAAGGTGAAGCGCTATTGCGACATGCGTATCAACCAGATCAAAGGAGAAGTTGAGCTTTGAAAATCTTAATCGACGGGGACATCT